AAGAGCATACGGGTTCGCCTGACGGAAAGCACCAGTACCTTCGGTAGCAAGACCACGAGCCATTTTGAAAACCTCTGCACCGAAAAGACCTACCGTTTTTCAAAAATACTGAGTGACGGCCGCAGCCTTTACCGCAGCGAATCCGACCTCTACGGACATATAAAGCTTTGATAGATTAAACACTACTACACAATTTCCCGCATGGATGATTGTGTAGTAATCGTATTGATAAGTACACCTGAAAGAGTTAATATGTGTACACAACAAGGGAACAACCCTACAAAAAACAAACGGAGGTAAACACCATGAAAAGAGAAAGAAAGATTACAAAGAAGGACATCAAGGAGATCGCAAAGAAATATGACCTCGACCCGGTTGACATTCAGGACATCGTAAACGACATGGAGAGCGACGGCATAAGGGTAACAAGAGAGGACATCGAGGACATGTACCTTAACGGCGACCTTTTCTGAGGAGGGAACGGCAATGAACAGATTTGAAAGAGACCTTCTTGAAGCCCTTGACGGAAATGAGAAGGAGGTTCTGGAGCGAAGGAAAAAAGAGCTTGACCGCATCTACAGCGAAGGTAAAGCCTGCAAAAACGGATACCGCAGACAGTGCCTTGCACAGGAATATAACAGGCTCAAGACTGAATACGATTACATTGACGGACAATTCTGAAAACTCCGAGGGCACACCGATGCGGTGTGTTTCTCGTTTATATAAATACTTTTTGACAGTCGCAGGAATGCGGCTGTATTTTTATGGGGACCCCGGCAAGCCACAGGCTTGTTGGGGAGAGGACGAGCAGCGGAGCGGATGAGTTTTCATGCTTGCACGGAAACGATAAAGCGAAGCTTGCGAGGACGAGGGGGTGAAAGTAAATGGATCTTTCAGAAATAATGAAACTTAGTCAGGAGGCTATCGCAGGACAGCCTGTATGACGAGGAGGTGCAATTTTGAGAAAACTAAAAAAATACACGCCTACTAAATTTATGGCAAAGGGATCATATTACGATAAGGCTGCCGCCGATTACGCTGTCAGCTTTATTGAGCAGTTGCGGCACACAAAGGGAGAATTCTATAATCAGCCCTTTGAACTTATCGACTGGCAGGAAAGAATAATCCGTGATATTTTCGGAACTATCCGTGCTGACGGTTATCGTCAATTCAATACGGCGTATATTGAAATCAGTAAGAAATCCGGGAAGAGCGAGCTTGCGGCTGCTGTTGCTTTGTATATGTTATGTGCTGATGGCGAACAGAGAGCCGAGGTTTACGGCTGTGCTGCCGATCGAGATCAGGCTTCTCTTGTTTTTGATGTTTCCTGCGATATGGTGCGGCTCTGTCCTGCCTTGCGGAAACGCTGCGACATAAGACCGAGTCGGAAAACGATACATTTCACGCCGACCAACAGTACATATAAGGCTCTTTCAGCCGATGTTGCAGGCAAGTCAGGTGTCAATGTTTCGGCTCTAATTTTTGATGAACTGTGGGTGCAAAAGGACAGAAAATTCTTTGACATGATGACGAAGGGAACATCAGATGCAAGAAAAAATCCTCTGCATTTTATCATAACGACAGCCGGAAACGATACACATTCTATCTGTTATGAACTGCATCAAAAAGCAATGGATATTATATCCGGCAGAAAAGTTGATCCAACATTTTATCCCTGCATATACGGTGCTGCGGAGAATGAGGACTGGACTGACCCGAAGGTGTGGAAGAAGGCTAATCCCTCTCTTGGGATAACGATAGGAATGGATAAGGTGCAGGCGGCTTGTAACTCTGCAATGCAGAATCCGGGAGAAGAAAACGCATTCCGGCAGCTCCGTCTTAATCAATGGGTAAAGCAGGCTGTTCGCTGGATGCCGATGGAGAAATGGGATAAATGTGCATTTGGCGTAAATCCAGAGGAGCTTGAAGGGCGTGTATGCTACGGCGGACTTGACCTGTCAAGCACAACGGATATTACGGCTTTCGTACTCGTTTTTCCTCCGACTGACGAAGATGATAAGTATTATGTTCTGCCCTATTTCTGGATTCCTGAAGATAACACTGACCTTCGTGTCAAGCGTGACCATGTGCCCTATGACATCTGGGAACGACAGGGTTTTCTTGAAACGACTGAGGGCAATGTTGTTCATTACGGCTACATAGAGAAGTTTATCGAGCGGCTCGGTGAACGCTTCAATATCCGTGAGATAGCCTTTGACAGGTGGGGTGCTGTGCAGATGGTGCAGAATCTTGAAGGTATGGGATTTACCGTTGTTCCCTTTGGGCAAGGGTTTAAGGATATGTCGCCGCCCACAAAGGAGCTTATGAAACTGACGCTTGAGCAGAGAATAGCTCACGGCGGACATCCTGTGCTGCGGTGGATGATGGATAATATCTTCATCAGAACAGACCCGGCAGGAAATATCAAAGCAGATAAAGAAAAGTCAACAGAAAAAATTGATGGTGCTATTGCTACGATCATGGCACTCGACCGTGCCGTAAGGTGCGGCAATGTAAATACCGAAAGCGTATATGATTCCAGAGGTATATTATTTATATAATTTCGGACAATGACGCACGAAAATCTTGACTAAAAGAAATTTTAAGGTATAATAGTTATAAAAGATGTAAAGACTATATATGCTATTCCGGAGGTGCGTTATGAAGGAGCTTATAAACAGACCGCAATATATAGAGCAGCTCATACAGAACAAGGATGTTGATCTTGTAAAAATCGTGACAGGAATAAGACGCTGCGGAAAATCGTCTATTCTTGATCTGTATCATCAGTATCTTTCCGAAAACGGAGTGGATGAATCGCATATTATCCATATGAATTTAGAATCACTCCGCTTTCGTGATATAACCGACCATATAAAGTTCTATGATTATGTTGCAGAACAAATTCAGCCGGGCGGCAAGACATACCTTATCTTTGACGAGCTGCAGAATGTCCCGAGTTGGGAAAAAGCAATCGAGTCATTCCGACTGGATTATGATGTTGATATTTATATCACAGGTTCTAACGCTTATTTGCTTTCGACTGAATTTTCAACGCTTCTTTCGGGCAGATATGTTGAGATCAAAGTCCTTCCGCTTTCCTTCAAGGAGTTTCTGACATTCTATGATTTTGATACATCAGTTACGATGGAGGAAAAGTTTCAGAAGTATCTGCAGTTCGGCGGTATGCCGATACTCAGGGAATATAAATTCAACGAAGCACGGGTTGATCAGGCTTTGGAGGGTATTTACTCAACAGTTGTACTCAAAGATATATTGCAGCGGAACAGTCAGGCTGATAATGCAACGCTTCAGAAAATCATGCGTTTTATGTGTTCCAATATCGGCAGTATAACTTCCCCGAATAATATAGGCGTTATCCTTTCAAATGAGGGCGATATACGAGAGGGAAAGTCAAAGGGTATCGCAGGAAAGACGGTCAATAAGTACATCTCAATGCTATGCAGTGCCTATATTTTTTCATCTGTCGGAAGATACGATGTAAAGGGTAAGCAGCTTTTGAAAACGCTGGAGAAAAACTACATCATAGATCTGGGCTTTCGGAATATGCTGCTTGGCTTCCGTGGCGCAGACCGTGGGCATATAATAGAGAATATCGTCTATCTTGAACTGATACGCCGTGACTGGCGGGTTTATATAGGCAAGGTCGGAGAAACTGAGGTAGATTTTGTTGCGGAAAAGCCGGGCGATAAGCTGTATATTCAGGTTACAGAAAGTATTCAGTCGCCGGAAACAAGAGATCGTGAGCTTCGTCCACTGCAAATGATACGTGATAACTATGAAAAGATCATTCTTTCAATGGACAGGGATTTTATTACTTCCTATGAAGGAATCAAGTCGATAAATCTGATTGACTGGCTACTGTCGGAATGAGGTTAAAGACAATTATAAAAATATACGGATGAGCATCTGCTGATAATTGCAGGTGCTTTTTTTATGCCATTTTTGAAGGGAGAGTAAAACAATATGGGGATTTTAAGCCGTATTTTCAGGAGCAGAGATGCACCCAAAAACGCAACAGCCGGAAGCGGATACAGCTTTCTGCTCGGTTCGTCAGCAAGCGGAAAAGCAGTTAATGAACGGTCAGCAATGCAGATAACGGCTGTGTATTCCTGTGTGAGAATACTTTCAGAAGCTGTTGCAAGCCTACCACTGCATTTATATAAATACACCGACACAGGCACAGAAAAGGCTACTGAATACTTGCTTTATTTTCTTCTGCACGATGAGCCAAACCCGGAAATGACATCTTTCGTATTTCGTGAAACCCTTATGACGCACCTACTTTTATGGGGCAACGCCTATGCACAGATCATTCGCAACGGCAAGGGCGAGGTTCTTGCCTTGTACCCTCTGATGCCCGACAGAATGAATGTTGACCGTGACGAACACG